TCTTAGCAGGGGCAAACAAGGGCTTAAACCTCGTTTGCCCCTCTTTTGTAAATTTCTCTGCTATGACATCATCAATAATAATCTTGTTATCAAGTTCATAGAGAGAATTGATCTCAACTTGATCTCTAATATATTGCTCCACGTTCTCTACTTGATCCACAAGTCTAGTACCATCTGCAGAGTATTCAAAGATATCAATATGTCCCCCTTCTGCTAAGACATAATGTAGAACAGGTTTGACTTGCTTGATCTTAATTTTAAACTTCTTCTTTGTTGCTTCTTTAATGATCGGTTCAGCAGCATTCTTTAATGCGTTAAATGCTGTAGTTGCGACCATGGTGGAAGCAGTCGTCACCACTGCCACTGCCCCTGCCGTTGCCACCAGAGAGGGGTCTGGGAGGTCCACCTTGACCCCTGCCACGTTGATAGTAGGATTGTCTGCTGGGATCTCTGCCTTGGTGACTGGAGGGGTCTGGGTGAGTGCCTGAACAGCAGCAGGGAGGTCTGGTGGCTTAGCATCTGGCAAACCTCTAGACTTCTCTTCTTTTTCCGCTGCCTGCTTTTCTTTCTCTGCTTTTACGGCTGCATCAAATTCTTCCTGTGTAGGAACATTTATAACTGGATACTTGATTGATGAATCAGGTGCCTCAAATACAGGCAAAGCAAGCCCCCGAGTAACAGGGACTTGCAATGCATCAACTGCAGGGGGTTCAAGCCTCGGTATCAGAGTACCTTGAAGGCGCTGTATCGTCTGCGACTGATTCTTCAATGGTTGAAGCGTCTGCAGGTTGCTCGACTGCAACTGGGGTATCGAAGACTGGTTGGACAATTTGTTCAACTGCTGTTGTGGCAGGGATGGAATCTGGTTTGGCATCTTCTTCCTTATCCTTTTCGTTCTTCTTCAGTGTATCTACACCGAAAGTTGCTGCAGCGGCAGTAAAGACTGTAGCAATAAAAGTTGGATCCATCTTGGAAAGTAAACCAGCATAACTAGCGGTAAGTAATGCAGCACTCCAACTCAAAACTGAAATTCTAACAATAGTACTCATACATTGTGCCTTCTTATTGTTACTGTTATCGGCCATCGGTCTGGGAATAGAGGGTATGGTTCCCTCTATTTATTACGCCTCTTTCTTTTTTCCAATATTATACTTGGATTCTAGAGTCCATTCTCCCTTATCTTTATACGCAATCACTTTGATCTGATTGAGAGGAGCAGCATCAGTAATAGAGTCTGCATTAACAAGAGTAATCAGTCCCCAGTCAGATAAGAGTTGAACAATACGATTGCGACGTTGAACATCATTCAAAGAAAAGTTCGTATCCTTACGATCAAGTGCGAACAGTTCTTTAAAATGAACAATGTAATACTTACCCTTCTTATGAAGAATATGGCAAGATTGATATAGTTTCTTTTCCTTGCGAGAAGCAACTCCAATACGAGTCAGCGTTTCACGCACTTTCAGAAAATCATCTGGTTCTTTAAGAAGGACTTCTACCATGTCCTCTTCAGACCACTTAACTTCAATTTCACTCATTTTTTTCCTCCGACATTAAGCTTAGACTCTATAAATTTTAGTTGTTCTTTGGTTAACAACCCAAGAGCAGTCTTAGCTTTTTCATTACTATAACCATAGTATTGCTTAACCAACTCAAGGTCTTTCAGGGAATCCTTCTTTAACCAAGGTGAGAAACGTTTTCTCTTCCTGATTGTATTTATAAAAAAGTCGTATTGCATCTTATTGTCTAGATGCGAAGCCATGTTCATCTCGTTAGCATACAGAACTGTGTCCATAAAACCAGAGAGGCAGCGGTTAATAATATAAGAGGGATACTGTTTGATTGCCTCTTCATCAGCATCCATCAAATTGTTCTTGTCAAAATTGATGGAGTTTAGATAATGCTTCAGTTCATACTTCATCGGATAATCTCCAGTTCGACTCCAGGTTTCCACAACTCAAGTTCAGTTCGAACTCTATCTTCACTCCTCAACTTCTCATACCTCTTAGTTGATTTCTTCTTCCACCAAGCAATTACTTCATCAGCAGCATGACGAAAATCACCAAGATAGTATCTCTTCTTCTCAGTCAGAGTCTTAGCATGATTAATGCAGTCATTAAACTCTTTTAGTTTGTTCTCATCATCCAAAGACTTACGAATGATGGAAATCATCTTCTGCTGAATCTTCAGTTTCTTGGAAGACTTATCAGCAGATACCAAACGTTCTCCACCATTACGTTCGTTAAACCACCAAAAGAAATCCCGAAACTCATCATCGTGAAACAATGGTAAGAAATCACTTTCGGTATCACCAATGTGTCTAACAAATGGTTTGAGACCATCGTACATGGAGACTCCTTTAGTAGTTCCATACAGAGAAGTTGTCTCAAAATACTTCAGATCAGTACCATACTTCTCATCAAACTGCTTCTTCAACTCAGTAGAAGATGCTAGAAGAGCCAGTAACTTTCCCCCCAAGTAATTGAATCCAAAAGGTTGAGTAGGAACAATATTGAAACCCATGACAAAATGAGCGTTAATATTAGAGAGAGGAAGGACTTCACCGAAATAATCGTTACGAGGTTTACTATTAATAGTTGGTGAACCAAAGCGGACAACACCAACGATCTTCTTTGTATTCTCTTCGGTGACAATCCACTTCAAAGTTCTACCAGGAATTGCTTCCTCAATAGCATTAGATGCAGTCTGATGTAGAACCTCAGAATACAAATTTTGATTGTATTTACTCTTTGGTTTTGCTGATGTATCCACCTGATGAATTTTGAAATCCATATCATTAGGATGCATATCAAATTTACAGAAGATATCATCTTCTGGACCAAACAAAGTTCCAGACTGATTACTCATCCTGTCTCGTTTAACAAAACGAAGATAGTCATCAATTCTCTGGAACTGGGTATAATAAGTTATGAATTTATCGGCAGCATAAATGGCATCTTCACGATTCAGTTGCATAATGATTTAAAGTAATGTGTGCCATCGGGAACCCATACAGATTAGCATGAACATTGCCAACTGGCAAGGCATTGAAACTCATAGTATATCTAGATTCCTTTCCTGTGTGAGGCCTAGAGCAATGAGGTAACCAACTAGGAAACATAATCAAACTTCCTGGATCTGGATAAACTTCCCGTTCAAGTTCTCTATTTTTCTTCCAGTTGATATCTAGTGCAATACCACCTTTACTTGCAAATGGATCTAAGAACACAGTCGGAGATCCCTTTGTGACGTAATAAACAGCACTGACATAAGAAAGATTATGATTATGAACATGGTGAGATGCCATTCTACCTGGTGCAGATTTGTTTCCCCAACAGACAGAAATGTCTAAAGCATCGCAATCCAGTTCATAATAAGCATGATATTCATTCAAACACTGTCGAAACCAATCCATTAGAAATTTGAATTTTGGTTCGGTATGAAGAACTCCATCCGTAGTCTGAACTCGCATCTCTTCCCATTGGGCCCAATCACCAGTTCTTTGTTCAGGTTTAAACTCTTCAATCAAAGAGATAACTTCATCAGTCCTTGGATCTGGGTTATCAAATTTATGAAGAGTTACTGGAAAAAGATTTAGAGTTTTCATAGAATCAGTTTTTTCTCTGGGGGAGTTACAAGGTTAGAGAACATTGCTTTATAATTTTCCGAGCAAGGTTCATTTGGTTGACTCATGAATACAATAAATCGTTTTGAAACGATAATAGACTCAACTTCACGATCTAGTACAGGAGACCAAGGAGCAAATCCAAGTTGATTATTACCAGTAGGAACAATCACAATAGGATCTTTAATTTTAATGGAATCGGTTTCATCTTCCAATACTGTAGCCACAACGTCTTCACCAGAAGACATACGAATAAGTTTAATAGTCATTTAGTTCCTCATTTAAAATTACATTCACACATGATCTCCGTTAAGGCAGCAAGAAGATTTACTTCCTGGTCAGCAACGAACGCACTTTGGTATTGGTACTTAGCAATAATAAGAACGGCAGCGGGGATAGTCGCGGGTGAAAGGCCATCATAACAGGCGTCATACACCCTGCGAAGAACGATAGAAGGATCGTTATCCAAGTTGGAGACCACCCACTTTCGTACCTCTGTGAAGTTCTTCTCTGCGAGATGTTTAATGAGATCATTGATTCTTACGTCAGATACTTGTGAGAGAATACCACTATCGATTGTTCCACTAGAAGAATAGCGTTGAAGTTCGTTCAGAGTTCGACGCCAATCTGGGAAGTGTTTATGAATTACTTCTGCAACAACTTTTGCATCATATTCGATACCCTCTTCCGCAAGTACAGACCTGACACGGTTGAAGAACTCTGCTGCGATTGCAGGTTTTTCTTTTCCTGGGATACTGAAGTCGATGACTGAGCAACGGGAATGAAGTGGTTCAATGATTTTGTTTTTGAAGTTTGCCGTGAAGATGAATCTGCAGTTGCTATAAAACGCCTCAATATTAGCCCGTAGAAGGAGTTGAACGTCGTTGGTTGTGTTATCTGCCTCATCGATGATGATGACTTTGTGTTTACCAGTTGCTTGAAGTGATAAGGTCGAAGCAAAGTTTTTTGCTTGGTTCCGTACCGTGTCCAAAAATCGTCCTTCATCAGATCCGTTGATGACATAATAATCTGCTCCTAATTCCTCACAAATCGCTTTTGCAATAGTAGTTTTACCAATACCAGGAGGTCCAGCAAGAAGGAGATTGGGAATCTCACCCTTCTCCACGAACTCCTTAAAGGTTTTTTTAATATTTAGTGGAAGAATGCAATCGTCAACTTTACGAGGACGATACTTTTCAACCCAAAGAAAATGGTCTTTCATAATAAGTCCTCCACTCAGATTATCACTTGGTCAAATTAGGTTCCAGAGCAATCCAGTATTTCAGATTGCATGTAGTAGACTTAAACAAGGCCACCTTACCCATATGAATGGAAACATCATAGGTATGGTTCGGCATCAGTTTCAGATTCTCCATCTTGAAGCAGAAGCAGAAATCGTTATCAGATTCGCCAAGTTCAATAGAATATACGTTTGAGGTATCATTCTTCTTATCTGTCACACACATATGCATAGAACCCTCGGAACCATAAAGGCAGAGATCTTGCACACCATAAGTGCTAGAAGCACGAGATAAACGAGACAGATTCTCCCACGTCAAAGTAAAACTCACATCAGCAGTAGGAACCTCAAGATCTTTCTCGGGAGCACTTAGGATCATATCAGCATCAGAGTAATAGATCTTACTGCGTGACTTTGTGCCAGAATCTTTGATTACCAAGCAAGTATCATTGGTAAAATCCAATTCTGGACTTTGACACAAACCAAGAGCACCAATAAAAACTGAGAGATCGTAGATAGGAACTTCCCTAGGAAACTCTTCTTCAATCTCGTACCTGGCCATGATGTTCTTGTTCACCGAAAGAGTAGAAAGAACATTACCAGGTTTGATATTGATGGATTTATTGATAGAAAGAAAATTCTTCAATGCATCGATAGTGGTAGTGCTGATAGAAATGCTCATACAGATTTAAACTCCTGAAGACCGTTGTTAGTGCGAGAATAATGTTTATCGAAGTGAAGTAGAAGCATAGCATAGTGAATCACTTTGAGAAGATCACGTTTATTGTGACCATCTTTGTCACCATATCGAGATCCATATTTCAGGATATTTGCTTGACAGAAATCTGCTGCTAGACCTTTTGCTGCCATGAGATCAATTGTTTGAATATCAGAATACTCATCATCGTGGCCACAATAATGACTGCCATAAGTGCTTACCACATAATCTTCAACGTCTTTAAGGATCTTATCCTCATTGTATTTCCATTGCATAATTAAGTTCTCCATAAAGAAGGGGAGGGATAACCTCCCCGTTAGTATATCAGAAAGGTGCTTGCTCGTCAATAGTTTCAACCTTGTCATCTACCTTGGAATAGAGTTCCAAGAAAGATTGCTTGGTATCAGCATCGAAACGGTTGACACACACTTCGATTGCCTTATCACGTTTGCCGAAGATAGAAAATGCCTTGGCAATATGCACCAAACGACGGGTGCTGATCACTTCATCAACACCACCATCATAGAAGGTCTTGCGGATTACTTGTGCCCAGCGAACAAGTTTCTCGGCAAAATCATCGTCCGAACCACCCATGATGTTAGAAAGAATCTTGATCTCAGTCTTTTCAGTGGGATATTCTTGCTCAAACGTGATTGGGAATCGTTCAAGGAAGGCTTCATTAAGGACGTTAGTTCCAATGAATCGTCCATCATCAGATCCTTTTCCCTTCGTGTTAGCAGTAGCAACCACAGTGAAACCAGCAGCAGGACGGACATAACGACCAATCTTCTTCAGGAACACACCATTACCTTCCAGAACAGACTGCAGACAGAGAATTTTGTTAGAAGCAAGATCGATCTCGTCAAGCAGCAGCACCGCACCCCGTTCAAGTGCTTCCACCACAGGACCGTTGTGCCACACGGTAGAACCATCCACAAGACGGAAACCACCGATCAGATCATCCTCGTCAGTCTCGATCGTGATGTTGACACGAATCAGTTCACGTTTCAGTTGAGCACATGCCTGTTCAACAGAATGAGTCTTACCGTTACCAGACAGACCAGTGATGAAAACAGGATAGAACTCTTTCGACTGAATAACTTTCTTCAGATCTGCAAAGTTACCGAACGGGACAAAATTGCCATCCTTAGCAGGAACATAGGACTGAAGTTCCCGATCGGGATCAACTGCAGGAGCAGCAAAAGATTCTTCCAGTTTCTCCACTTCCAAGGTCCACACTCCACGTCCAGTTTTATAGTTGAGCAGTTTCTTAGTAAGAGTTTGGTAGCTCA